TTAGATATTCATTTAAAGCTTCACACCAGCCTTCTTTACTGTCACCAACAGTAATAATTAAGCTATTACCATACTTAGAAGCTTTAGTATGTTCCAATGTAGCACCTTGAGGGATAGGAGATTTTACATGGTATAATTGTTTATCTGTACAAAAACGAGGTAATTTATCAATATCTTCTTTTAATACACGACAACCAACGCCAGTACCAACCATTAATAAATAGAATAATTCTTGGAATGCATTAATACTATCCATTACCATGCCAGAGCAATTATATGCCGCTAATGGAGTCTTTTCTAATGCCTCTGTTCCGCCCATCCATAACATACGACCAGAAATACGTTGTCGTAAGTTAAACATATTATCGAATAATTTTTCTGGTTCGCCATCAGCTGTTGGTAAATAAGAGCAATTCCCATTAATAGCACGAGCACATGTTTCTTTCCATGTTTCACGTCTATTTTTATCTGGCAACCAACGAGAATATGTACGAATATAAACAAACTTACCTAACTCATCCATACAATCTGGATAATCAGGATACGTAGATAAAAATTCTTCTGATAGTTTATGTTTGCTACGTTCAATATCACGTTTTGTTTTATATTCAATATATTTAATAGCGGCGTCTCTATATCCATCTTCGTATAATTTATCATAAATTAATCGCTCTAGGTCGTAAATTGTTACGTCCGTTTTTACGTCCTTTATGATGTCCCATACATGTAGTGATACTTGAAATGGTTCTGCTAACATAGTAGGTTCCATCACCATATACGTTGCGAACATAGCTTTTTCTACTGCACGTTCAATCTTTTGTCCTAAATATTCTTCTTTTGTTCCATCACGCTTAATTACTTGCATTGCCCACCTCATCATATAATAATTTAAAAATATCTTTATCACAGGGATATTGTTCATTATTTACACCAATAATGATTTTATCGCCCTCGTTACAATGCACGATACCATTTAATGTAAAGATTAGTTCACCAGCCTTACTTTCACGGTATTTTAATTTATTTGGCTTATGTACACAGCCAAACCACTTATAACCTTTATGGGGTCCTACATAATCATGTTCAATATCAGCAATAATCTTGGTAATAGAATAAGGGGGTTTATGTCTTAGCAACACAGGTGCTAATGTATCAAAAGTTAAATGAGGCAAAGTTACCATTTGACCCTGAACATCTTTACCAAAAATACTAAGTACATTATTCTCCAAGATTACAAAACTATCAAAACCTTGTTCTATCATTTGTCTAAATACTCTAACTATATTTTCTTCTTGTGAAATTCTCATTGTAATTTTTCCTCAATTTCTTTAATTTTATAATATGTTCTTTGAATATAAAATTGATTAATTAATACATCAAATAAAATAAGAGTAGACATAATAATTAAGCCATGTTTTAAACTGTAATTGATTAAACCAAATGCAATAGCAATACATGCATAAATAATAAGTGCAATTACTTCATGGAATATTTCTTTATATTTTTTGTAGAATTCTTTGATTTTTTCAATCTTCGTTTTGGTTGGTCTTTGCATATTACTACTTCCTTTTCATGATACCACTTAGATTTACTCCCAAAAACTGAGTAAAAATACTCATCCTTTTTAGGGTCATATTTAACTAAGCCTACTTTAATAACTCCATTTGGGGTTTCTACCATTGTTCCTAATTTAATTTCTCTGTTTTTAATACTCATATTTACCAAGAACCCTGCCGTTATATGTTAATACTAAAGCTTTCATTTGAACTGCATCGCACATCAAGTGTACTTCACATTGATTAACAACACTAAGCCATGTTGCTTGTTCAATACAGTATCTGATAAATGCATTTTCATTTTTAGATACATACTCATACTCTCTTAGTTTCATGTATGCCCCACCATCTTTTCATGTACTACAGAACGATTTTGTCTACACACATTTTCGTATATCATTTTACAATCAAAATATACACGTTTTAATAAATCAATTTGTGTTTGAATTAATCGTTGAGTGTATAATGCTTGTGCATGTTCTTTCCAAGCACCCTGCACAACTTCGTGTGATGTAGCAATACGGTCCCCCTCAGTTACCTTAGTTGAACTATCACGACTAATTTTAGCATGAGAAGCCTTAGCAAAACGCTCAAGATTCATAGCTTTCTTAGTAATTTCATGTGATAATTCTTCAAAGCTAGGTAATAACAAGGAGGACTCTTTCATTAAGTAGAAAGCTGTGTCTGCATCATTATCTTGTAATGTTTTATACATTTCACAGATTTCGTCAGATAATTCCTTAATTTCTTCGTATTGCATATTTGTTACCATTCAAGGGCTTCAGTGCATACATCAAATTTCATTAGCAAATTATCCATCATTCTGCGAGCATCTTTATCATTATCAAAGCGTGCAATAACTTCTGTACGACCGTTAGCCAATGACCCTTTAATATTATAACCAATTACCAAATTTTTATCTTTATCATCATATAATGCAGAAATAAAAATAGATTGGCATTCTAAAATTTTGGTTTTATCTTTATTTACTATTCTCATTCGTATCATTCTCCTTATCTAGTTGTTGTAAAATCATATTAGTCATGAGGATAATACTATCACAAATATCATCACGAGTTGCCTTGGTAGAAAGAGAATTAATAGCACAAGCATTAATCATAGGCAATAAATTAAATAATTCAAGATTATGCTCAATATTACTATCAAATTTCACTTCAACAGGATTAAATTTATTAACATTGAATGATACATTAAAATAGCGGTCCATTTGTGATTGTGTCATATAATTCCTCTTTTATAAAAAATAATCGTGGTAAGTATGGTCTGCTAATTACAACCATATCACTATTATCTTGTTCAAAATATTTTTGTATTTTCTTTAAACCTTTTGGTTCTTTAACAATAGGTTCTCCAAAGTTTACACTATTAATTAAAGCTTCAAACAAATCTTGACGCAACATATAAGCAAAGCCCTTAAATAATATAGGACCTTCTTCCGCTTTTTTATACAAACCGTCTGTATTTACATCACGCTTACTTTCAATAGTGTAAATATTATCACCAATATCCCATTTTAAATCACCAGACATACGTCTAGCAATTTCACTATCTCCATAGCCTTTAATAGCATTGGTTAATTTAAAAGCACCAGATGCAGGTACAGCGTGCACATTAAGGTGTTGTGACTCCAAGTATTTAAGCAAATCATTTTCTGCTTTTCTACCATTGCGTCTATTGGCTTTTCCTCTTTTACTCGCTGTAGTCTGCTTCTTGGCTTTTTTAGCTAGTTTACGTTCTAGCCTATCATCTTCTTGGCGAGGAGATAATATTGACGGGTTTTTAGGCTGATATAAATTATAGTTATCGCAATACCAACAACTATCCTTTGGAACCTTGCAATTGCTTTGTACCTTGCATTTCGTCAATCATTAAACTCCCTAATACACAATAAACAATAATGTCATGTAATCGTTCTTGAGCATCTGGTAATTTTAAACCATTTTCCGCAAGTGCTAAATCATGTTTACCCTTGTATATAAGCAAAGTATTAAACATAGCTTCTTGACTACCATCACCATTAACTAAACCAGCTTTACGGAATGCTGAAAGAATATCTTTACCATTAGAATACTGTTCACTCTTTTTTACGAATAGGTCGATAATCGTATTGAGTTTATTAGTAAAATCTTTAGTCTGCATTTAACTCCTCCGCAATGGCAAGTAACAAGCGTTGGACATCATCTGGTAATTCATCAAAGTCAACATCTTTGCCATCCAAATCATAGCAACAACCAAAGATACCGTTTTCTTCGATAGGGTCATCTTCTAGTGGCTCACCAGTAAATGCATCATAACCCATTTCATTAGGGTCTTCATATACAGGTTCTTCATCAAATGTGGCTTTTGTTTTATCAAGGTGTTCAATCATTACATCATAGAATGTATCTACGTCTACGCCAAGTTGACGAGAAATTACTTCAGAATATACTGCTGTAATATCTTGGATGCTTAGATTTTCCACCTTAACACGAACATTACCATTTTCACTAACTTCTGCTTTTAAAATTCCTTTAATTTGACTCATGTATTTTTCTCCCTTTATCACAAAATTGCCAAACATTACAATAATCTTTGCATTTTCTTCCTCCCCAACATTCTCTATGTCTGCAAGGAGGGGGCATCACGTTATTTTCTAACGCATATATTAAGTCCTGACTTTTCTTTCTCATATATCTTTCGACCCAAATATCTGAGATTTTATTAATCGGGACTAAATAACTTGGCTCTGTAATACCACGCTGAGTAGCAATGTGAGTATTACCATCACGTACAAGTATTTGACAACACATATTATTTACTGGCAAACCAAGTTTGCTTTCAATTTTCATACGGTAATCATTTAATTGTACACCTAAATCAAAACGTAAATGGACTCCATCTTTTCTTAATACATTAACTGTTTTATGTTGTCCTTTTTTGGCACCAGATTTGTAAATATAATCTGTTTCTACCTTTTCCATATAATATCCTAATGTATGCGCTGCTTTATAACTACCATAAGTTTTATGGTCCATTAAAGTTCCGCCATTTTCAGGAGTATAATAGTCAAAGGCTCCAGTAGAATAATCATCTTCTAAACGTATTTCAGCAACCTCACCATTCTCTGTATTAACATGCTCTTCTAATTCTCCATGTACACCTGTACCAAATAACATAAATACAGAGTCTTTAGGACTAATATGGTAATTATTAGTGAGTTCTAAATATACCTCTCTTGTGCCCTTTAAAAGTTGAGTTGTGGATGGTTTACCTGTCCATGTGCGTTGCTCAGAAATGTTTCTCAACGCCTGTAATCCCATACATCGGTTAGCAGGTACCCATAACTCACCTTCTTCATTTTTAACACCTTGAAGTCTACACTTAGAAAGACAATCTTTTATATCTACTAGGTTGCCATCAGGACATTTATATTTTGTATATGGCATCTTTATCCTCTTTATAAAAATATACTTTAATATCTTGAGGTCCTGTATGACCAATAACATAACTATATTCAACAAGAATCATACGACCATCATTACACTCAAACACTTTTGTCTTGTAAGAGCACCAGTCATCATTATGGTTAGTCGTATATTCTCCCACCTCTCTAGCAAAACTAATTGGGTAGTCGATAAACATTAACGGGTCTTTCAAGGCTCTCTTGAGTTCATTAATATTTTCTTCTGTCATAGTTCTTTTAAATATATGTGTATGCATTCCGTTACCTCTATATATAATATATCATATTATGCATCAGTTGTCAATACTTCATCTAATCGTGAAGTATGTACATTATATTTCAGTTCAAACATCGGTGGTCCGCTCATCCCATCACGTGCTTTCTCGACTTTACAACGTGTAATATTACGGAGTTCCTGCTGTTTTTCTAACGATAAATTAGGAGCTCTATCAGGTCTCCAAATCATTAGAATATAATCAGCAGAAGCCTCTAAATCACCAGTCATACGTAATTGGTTCATAGTAGGCTCTTCATATGTATTACCACTACGATTAAGTTGAGACAACATTGTGAAAATAACATTATACCTTTTAGCAATTCCCTTCATCATTAATGCTTGAGCACTTGCACCTTCGTAATCACCAGCACCTTTTAGATATGTAAAATAGTCAACAACAATAACATCTACACCGCCATCCATAATATTACGTGTATTAATTGTATTAATATAGCGTTCAATATCGTGCATAGATAAATTGTTCTCATCTACAATATATAACTTTTTACCTATCTTGTCAAGTACTTGATTGACAACTGTATCTCCATTCATAATTAATTCTTTTACTTCTGGTATACGTTTTTTAAGTATTTTACAAATGATACGTTCCATAATTTTACCACGTGGCATTTCTAAACTAAAAAACACTACGTTAGCTTTGTTTTGAATAATTTGCCTTAAAATATATTCAATAGCTATATCACTTTTGCCAGAGCTCGAATACGCCCCTATCAGAAGGACTTGTCCCTTAGAAATACCACCAATACAATTATCAAGTAATTGGAAATGAGTAGGATAAGTACCACGTTTATAAATATCACGCAATTGATTTAAACTACTAGATGCATCATGTAAACTTTCTACTACATCTTCTTCAGATGATACTCCACTATCAAAATAAGCTTTTAAATCAGATACATCACGGTTCCAAATTTTACCTAAAGCCTGAATAGCTTCTGCACGTATCATAGGAGAGCGAATTGTTTTTAAAAACGACTCAGCCACTACATATTGTTCTTCAATCGTTTTGTACCTTGTAATTAATTGCTTAATCACAAAAATATCAATATGTTCAGTTGGTAATTCTTGTATATTATACCCAGCACAAAGTAAATCATTAATATCTTTGCATTCTTCTGGCATAACTAATACACGAATATTCATTCTAGGGAACATTGATTGAAAATGGTCACGAGTTCTAGGTAAATGTTTAACACCTGCTTCATCATTATCTGGACAAATTACAATGGTAATATCCTTACGCATAAATGTACCTAATTTTTTAATTTGGTCTTTATGTAATTCACTTCCACAATATGCTACTGTTGGTACTCCCATTTGGTATCCGCTAATAGCATCCATATACCCTTCACATACATACAGCGTATCTTTAATTTGCTTTCTAGCTAAGTCTAAATTAAATAAAAATCCAGATTTTTTATATAACATACTATTAGGTGTATTTTTATACTTAGGCTTCTTATTAAATTGTCGGATAGCCATACTAACATATTGACCATGTTCATTACGTAACGGAATTGTCAATGAATCATTAGCAAAACCAAGCTTAAAGGCGTTAATTGTGTCATCAGATAAACCACGTTTATGTAAATATTCAAGTGTTGCATGTACGTTTTTATGATACATATCAGCTTCTCTAGTAAATCTCATTTCTTCACTAGCTTCTAACTGATATTCTTTATTATCACGTAAATTAATATTACACTCTTTAGCTAGTATTTCAGTAGCCGCACGGTAACTAACTTTTTCTTTATCAGACAAGAAATTAATAACCGAACCACCACATTCACAACTAAAACAATAAAACGAATTAGTATCTGGAAATACTACTAATGTTTCTGATACATCATCACTTTCATGTAATGGACACTTGCCTTTCCAATATCTGCCACTCTGATGCAAGTTTGTGTATTTACCAATGAAATCTATAATATCTACTTGTTGCATTATAGTTTCTGTTATATTCATAAATACCTCATAAATTTAAAACATCTTCTAAACTATAACTTTCCGCACTTTGTATCTTAACACTACGCATTTCTTTTTCATTATGTTTTTTAATGCGATATAATCGATACTGTTCAGCATCCTGATACATTTGAGTCAAGCTCATTAATTGTTTTTCAGGCTTATCTTCTAAATATCGCAGAATTTTTTCTAGTGTATTTTCATCTTGCTTATAAAAATGTGCTCGAAGTTTGAAGTAAGAGGGGTTTAATCCCCTCTTTAAAAACAATGGTTCATCAGTACATTTGGATATATATAACTTAGTTATTCTGTCAAATATATTGAATTTCTTTTCTTGTGCCATTACATCACCGCATAAGAACAATTGTGAGAACCTTTAATTTTAATACGTTCAATATAACCATTGTCCATTAAAGATTTAATTGCTCTCCACGTAGTAATACGACTAAGACCAATTGCATTAGCAATATCTATACAAGATAAAACAATAAATTTCTTACCAGCCAAATCATATCCAGATTCATTTGCTACTTGTCTAATATATCCATGCACTAATGCCACTGACATTTTGTATTTATGTAAGATTTCTAAATTAATGTTGATATTATCAACCATTCAATTCACCTAACCTTTTTTGGCTATGTTTCTTAGTATCTTCATCAAAACTAGATTGCTCAACCACCCAACGCAAATAATTTATATCATTGATTTCAGAAATTGCTTTGTTTGCGTATTTACCTTTTGTAAATCGTGGAGTATCATCTTGTTGTGGCTCTTCGTTTGAATTATGCAAAGGAGTGCTGTTACTTTGTACTTGTGTTTGTTGTCCTGTAAAACCTTTTGGTAGAGCCCACAAAGGCAAACGAGGAGGCTCAAAGCGATTATAATCTCCAAGTGGAACCCAGCTTTCAGATAAATTATATAAATAACGACCAATACCAAACTGTACTGCCGCACGTTTCATACTATCAGATAAACCACCTTTAATTGGTTCAATATTTGTGCAACTTGCACCATCTTCACGTGTTAGACATCTTGGTCCATCATCTGTCTGAATAATAATAGTTAATTCACAAACATAACCATTATCTGAATTACCAGATGTTTCACGGTATTTATTAAACCAATTTTCTGGTCCAACAACAGTATCTAAACGGTCCATAATCGCACGATTAGTTACGTATGGTAGTACCATTGCCTTTTTACCATCTTTTGATTTTTGCCCAATTCTCCACTGAATATCTTCAGGTGGAAATGGTTCTTTTAAAGCATTAAATACATCTTCAATTGTTTTTGCTTTCATAACATAATCCTTTCATTAAATAATATAAGATTTCAGGGATGTCTGCTCCCCTCGTGGACAACCTCAGTGTAGCACCCCATGCTCAGCTTGTCAAGCGGTTTACTGAGCAGGCATCGACCACAACACCGTCCCTAATTCGTAGGGCGTATACATTTCCTTTGGTGAACATAGTAAAATCAACTTCAAATGTAACCAACTTTTCTACGCCTGTAGGTGTTTGCACTGTTAAAAATACATACGGTTTACCTTTTTTAGTTTTGCGTGCTGTAACAGATAATATAATAGCTGGTTTAACATTACCTGTGCATATACTAATATCGTATTCATCAAAAATACTATGGAACGTATAACCTAATACAGCTAATTCCATAGCCCCTTTACTTAGGTTGTCTTTATGATTTACATCAAATACATAATCACCTTTAGATTTACGTTTATCTTTTAACCATTTAATATATTGCATGTAATCATTTCTATCACCACCATCATCAATAGCACCACTATAAATTAAACCTTTTAACTGTGTCATATTCATATTTTGATTAATTTCTAAAAATGTTTTACCACGCTCAGGTGTAAATGATTTAAGATTACTACATCCTGCTATAGCACCCAATCCTAAGCATACTACGTTCTTACCAGTAGTGCATGTTATATCTCCGTATATATCAGGTGGAATGATATTAATTCCATGTTTTTTAGCATCATTAATAAATATAGACAGCTTTTCTTTATCCCCAAAATTCATATCAAGAATAGATGCATAATAAGATTCTGGATAATGAGCCTTTAAATATGCACATCGCCATGCAGTTAAACCATATGCCGCACTATGCCCCCTGTTAAACACATAAGAACCACATGCAATCATCTGTTCAGCAATAGGTCTAATTACATCTTCTGTAATACCTTTCTCGCCTGCACGTTTTACAAATTCGTCTACAGCTTGATTAATTTTATCTAATTCTTTGCGACCAATAATACGTCTAAGAATATCAGCCTCACCCATAGTGTATCCAGCTAATGCTTGTACAATCTGCATAATTTGCTCTTGGTATAATATAACACCTTCCGTATCTTTTAGAATAGGTTCTAGTAATGGATGTAAATATGTGACAGGCTCTTGCCCTTGTCTACGTTTAATAAATACTTTATCCATTCCTACATCTAATACCCCCGGTCTTCCTATAGCCACTGTATCCACTAAATCATACACACTCTTAGAATGAACATTAGTAACAATATTAGTCATGACATCAGACTCAATTTGAAATATACCAGTCGTATTACCAGATTGTAGTAATTGTGCAGTTTTATCATCTTCTAGTGGTATTTGATTAATATTACAATTTTGTACACGTCTTAATACATCGTCAATAATATCTAATGTTGCCAGTCCAAGGATATCTAATTTGAGAATACCTTGCTTTTCTAAGATATGGAAATCTTCTGCCGCTACATATTGACCATCTTGATATTCAATAGCACACCATTGTGCAGGGTCGCTAGGGAATACTGCTACAGCACTAGCATGAGTCCCATAATTTACTAAACGATTTACAGATGTACTAGCCATATCTCTAACTTCTTTGTCTTTAATATCTTCTATATCGTTGATATTTTTAGATATAGCAGTCATATCAGATGCTTTACGACCGAGTACCCTACCTGCATGCTGTACTGCCGCTTTTGGTCCTAAGAAACCAAATGTTCTAACAGGATAAGCATAGCCATATTTATCTTGTATATATTCAATAATTTCTTGTCGTCTACTTTGTTGGAAATCACAATCTATATCTGGGTTTGTAACACGCTCAGGGTTAGCAAATCTTTCAAATACAAGGTTATATTGAATAGGGTCAATTTCTGTTATCCCCATTAAATATGCAACTAAACTACCACAAACAGAACCACGACCTGCTCCAATTCTCATACCTTGTTGATTTGCCCATTGTAACATATCATGGATAATACAAAAATAATTATTATAATCAAGTTGATTTAAAACATCTAATTCGTGTTTAATTTGATTTACATATGTTTCTTGATTTTCCTTTTTAGCAATACCATGAATACGATACCCGTTTGCACAAGCATCTCTAACATATTTAGCAGGGTCTTTAACAGGGAATACAGGATAATGGTTTTCACCAAATGGTATTTCTACATTACATTTATCAATAATCTCTCCAACATTATCATAATATTTTTGGTTAGGAATAACAGCTTTAAACTCATCAATAGTCCACATATGATAATCACGGCTACCATAATATTCTAACATATGATTATATTCTTCTTGATATTTTTCTTTAGCTTTTTCAGTATAAGCGTTATCAATCTGTTCTTTTTTATCTGCTAATGTTCTATCTAATAATAGAAAATCACGGTGTGCTTGCATTTGTTCTGGATACGCATAATGACTATCACCAGTAACAATAATAGGGATATTATACTTATCTCCCAATTCCATGACTATAGTATTATATGTCCATTGCAATGGAAAATCATGAGGTTGTATTTCTAAATAAAAATCATTACCAAAAATATCGGTCATTCGCTGAATAAATTCATCACGTAATAATTCATTAGATAATGGACCAGCTACACAAGCAGTACTTACAATAATACCTTCATGATATTGTCTTAATGCCGTATAATCAATCAACGGCTTATAATAATGATGCTGTGCTCCGTATGTAGATAATCTACGTAAATTATATAAACCTTCTGTGGATTTAGCTAATAATACTAAATGATAGTTTTCTCTAGTTTTTATATCTAAATCATATGAGAAATATCCTTCCATGCCAAGAATTGGTTTAATATCAGCTTTTTGACATGCTAAATAATGTGATGTTAAACCTGATGTAGTACCATGGTCTGTTAAAGATACGGCTGAATATCCTATTTCTTTAGCACGTTGTATACGTTCTTCTAAGGATGAATACGCATCACGCCTACTGTAAAAACTGTGACTATGCAAATCTGTAAAATTCATATTATATCATCTCCTTATAAATCTGCGTAATCATCTTCCATAAAAGCTAATATCAAACTTAATTCTTCTTCAGAAATTTGGTCTAAACTAATACCTGTTTTACAATTATCAAGATAAAATGGTAACCAACTACTATTACCTAAATCATGATGATAAATTTCAATCAATTTAATTGTTTCTTCTCTGTTCATATTATACCTCCTTAAATATAGTATATCATATAAAATTTAATTTGTCAAATAAAAAAGGACCCCATAAAGGGGTCTACTTAGTATAACGTATTACGAAGTGTAATTCAATATTACGCTGAGTAATGTTATTCTTCTTTGTTTTATATACTAAGTTGTAGGAATGTTAATACGCTCAAGGTGATAATGTTATAAATACCTAAAATACTGATAGTGTAGGACGCTCCGCTATGGATAATACTCACAGTGTTATTAGCTGTAGTTGTAGATAATACCAAGAAGGAATATTTCTGTTCGTATTATTCTTTTCTTTATGTGTATTACCAACTAAATAATATCTGAACGCTAGTAAAGATATTGTGCGAACACACCAGTTATGAATACCTAATCAACTGTATCACTTATTGGTAGTAATGTTGAGCATCTACTGTATATCTGTTACTACGCACTTCGTTTGTAACTACTTCGTAGTTGATTGTTGTATATATTAATTAGTGAATATCTACTGTATTCTATACTTGATGACTGCCCAAGTTAGTGCCGAGGTATTGCCCCATATACATGGGAGCAACGTATACTGCTGGTATACTATCGAAACTTCATAGTTAATACTAAAGTAGCCTAGGTGTAGCTTTATCTACTACTCAAAAGAGTTTGTTTCGACTGCCATCTACGACGGGACAAAATCTAGGAAAATGCACGCCAAACAGCCCCTGTATCACAGCCATATTACCGAGTTGCTAATTCGGTTCCGTTATTTTGAATTGGTTTACGTTCTCAATAATAATTCGATATGATGTTGCAATGAAACATATTTAGTCAACATTCTGGATATACATGAGACTGCATGAACTTTCAAGGTTTGCCTATCTCCGTGCAATATGTATATTAGCACCAGACATATTGAGTTGTGTTATCTTGTGTAACACTTGCGTTCAGATGTTTTCCATACACTTGAAAATCTTTTGTATTTCTTACAAAACATTTGAGTGCCGTTCGCTGAATACGAACAGTGTTTACATCCTTTGCAATATTCTCTTTTTGGCTTTCTACGAGTATGTTCTATACGACCACCCATTGAAACGCCATGTGTTCCTTTGGACCATTTTGCCATAATTTTCTCCTTTCGGTAGAGCAAGTTCTGTGGCTCTACACCTGCTACCATTGTAGCACCCTAGATGTCAGCTGTCAACACCTTGGCTGACACCGCACCGTTGCTGGGTTTATGAGGATTGTAGCACAGCCGAGGGCAAGCTGTCAAGCCCACCCATGACCACGCTGAGGAGGAAATAATTATGTCTATAGTAATATTAACATATAAAAATCAATTTGTCAAGCTTTTAATTGGTATACATTTTTACTAGATTATAGCGTACATAATATACAGGCTCTTTATCTGTAATATCATATTTAGCACCATATACTAATTTACCATTTTGTTTATCAATACCGACTTGACTATGAAATTTACCTGCACGAAATTCTTCTTGTCCGTATACATTTAATTCATGTCTATCAGGTACTTTAACATCAAATTCAACGGTAGATTTTTGGTCTACAACTACTTTACCATTCTCAAACTTTTGCGTTTCATTTTGTTGTAAATCAAATTTTGTTTTTTTGCCATTAACCTTGACAGTCACTTGTGGTTTATCAATATTAGCTTCTACATCGGTATCTTCTTGTGCATATACAGGTTTATTATTACGATAAACTAATTCTTTTGCTTTTGGAACATATCCTACTGTAGTCTGAGTATTAAGAATAGCCTTCTCGCTTAAAATTTTAGGCTGTAAGGTGCCTCTAATATTATCCACGTGTGTTTTATTGTGCGTTAAATAAAAAAGCCCACAGAACGCAAATAACGCAATTAAAATAATAAGATAAATCTTAATCTGTACATTCTTCAGGGTGGTGAGCATACCATATAGCTTTTCCACGAATAATGTCACCTCCATCCCCATCTTCTTGTGGTAACGCAATTAAATCCCAACGCATATCAGGGTCACTATCATAGATAGAATACCCATCAATAATTGCCCAGTCATTATGTGTTTTGAAATGCTCTTTATCAATTTCCCAACCTTTAGCATCAGCAATTGTTTTGACAATCATAGCCATTTTATTAACTTGTGCATCAGTTGGTGGAACAGAGCCCCATGTTACATTACCTTCTGTATCTACACTAGCATCTGCACAGCATAGAATAGATATACCAATATTACCTGTATTACGATGCCATGTATGTTTACCAGCTACATCGAAACTATTAAAATCAGACCATACACGACCATTACCTAAAATATTTAAGTGATAATAAGGGGACGTATTTGTATACGACCCCCCACTCCAATGTAAGGTTACTTGGTCAGCGTTACAATTAGCCGCCAAATAGGCTATATCATTTAAAGTGTAATATGCCATTATTCCTCCTCAATACCGTCATATAAACCATCCACAAATGTATTATAAACTTTAGCTTGTTCTTTAACCTTATCAGCTTCAACAGAAGATTTTTTAGGTAAGTACTTATTAGCTTTATCTATAGCAGACATTTGTTGTAAATCTCTAGCATCTCTAAGCTGTTTACCAGTAACACCGTAATCTTTAATACGTTGTTTATTTTCTGGAGATGGGTCACGCAAGAAGTCTTTAATAGCTTCTTTCTTGCCTTCTTTAAGCTCTTGATTTGCCATTGTTAATCTATACTCTAAATCATTTTCTACGGATTCACGTACAGGACGGAAACCTAATAATTTCACCAATCGTTCTTGTGAAGTATACGCTCCTTTATCCTCTGCATTTTTCCAATCACGCATATTACCAGTTGTTACTTGATAAATATTACCAAGTTGTGGAGATAATGCATGACCAACACCAGCAACAACATCCTTCCAGTCGTGGCTATTTCTAGCAACGTCACCAAGACTTGCCCAAGTAGATAATGTAGGACCCATTAATTCACTATAACCGCTAGGAGTTAAATCACCAAAACCTACGTTACGGCTGAAATCAACACCGAACATAGATGGTGCACCCATAATAGCCATCATAGCTATACGTTGTTTAGTTTGGTCATTACCAGCCCAATCATATAGAACGTCTTTAGCCCTATCGGTTAAACCTTTCCCTGTAAGCCATTTAAGCATATCGTCGCCAGAGCCCATAAATGGTAAGCCCATAAATCCAGCCATCCCCATAGTAATACCCATGAAACGACCTAAACCTTTATAGTCAATAGAGCCATCTGGACCTTTAAATGCAGTGAATAAAAATTCAGCTTCTTTAACACCAAACTTCTTAAATTGTAGAATTGTTTTACCTAATGTACCAAATTTTGTAAATAATTGAGGTGAGTCAATATCGGTGTAGTCAAAGTTTGTTTTAACAACAAAATCTTTAGCATAATCCATAGCTTTTTGATATTCTTCTGGGTTTTTAGTATATAAATCATTAGAATCAAGATTATGTTTTTTGCAATACTCTTCAAATGCATGAATTGCTGCTACTTTACGAGTGTAAGCATCAGCTTTCATAAAACCTTTCATAGATAGGTCAAATAATTTACCAAGTTTTACACCATTAACTGTAATTCTACGATAATCAGAACTATCTAAAAATTCAGATGCTTGGTTAGCACTTTCTTCATACACTTCTAAGTCATCAAACAATTGACCATACTTACCATTTTTACCAGCCTTGCCAGCTTCTTTCATAGCATACTTTAATTCTGGTGTAAATCCAGTTAAAGCTGCTACATTGGCTAATGTACCAAACTGTGCAATTGCCGCTGTTGGTCTAAATACACCAAGTTTAAATACTGCCATAGCTTGCATGTTGCGGTTAAGAACAGTAGTTACCCAGTTATCACCGACATATCTCCTCATAAAATTACCAATAAATGGTATTTCACGACCAATAGTGTTTAATACTTTATCAGCATGATTTGGAGCTCCGATGACACGTTGAATATAATCATGAACTATATCTTGTCGTGCATTTTTAGCACCTGTACCATTACGACCGTATTGTTTTTCGTAGTTTTCACCATATACTTGTTCGTAATACCGTGTAGCAAAATCTAAGAATGGTGCATTCGCTTGATATTTAGCTTGTGTTGCCGCATAATGATAAATCGCATTGATATGGTCTTCGTTATAACCTGCTACCCCTGCACGTTTTAAATTATGCTTATTCCACATTTGAGCACCAGAACTACGATATAAGTATGCACTTACATTATCGTGTGTTAATACACCATCTTTATCCTTCTTTAAGAGTTTTTCAAAGTTTGCCATGCCAGCTTCTTTTTGTAACTTTTTATAGTCGAAGCCTAACTCTTTCATTCTTTCTTTATTGTTAATCAAACTTTGGAAATCATCATAAGTCATTGACTTATCTTTACCTTTTAGGAAATGGTCTATAAATTTCTTTGTTTCTGTATAATTACCTTGTACACGGTTAAATAATGCTGCCGCATCTTCATCAGACATCTTTTCATATACCTTATGTAAATTAGCCTCTTCTTCTGTAAGATTAGAATAATATCCTTCATAAGATTGAGATGCATCAGCTTGGTAGCGGTCTCTACGAATAGTCATAAACGCTACACCCTTTTCAGTTGGGATAGAATCCACAAATTTATTAGCATCGGCTTCTGTAGCAAAAGATGTTAATACTGTGTATTGTGGATAGTATTTTTTCTGTTCAGGACTATATTTAACATCAATACGATAAACACCATAGCGTTTATGTTCACGAGGGATATAGCCAAACAAACCAGCGGATGGGTCTTTGCCACGAGCTACTTGGTTATCATTTACATCTTGATGAATTTTATCTAGTGTATTACGAATACCAACATATTTATCCCACAGTCTATCACTATAACCTAAGTGTTTAGCATATGCTTTAGACATTTCTATTGCCACTTTATTAGCATTAGCTTTGTCTTTATAAGATGGTATTTTATCTTTACTAGAAATCACTTGATATATATCTTTATTAATACCAACATAAACATGATTACCTTTTTCTCGCTCAGCTTTTACAAATTTACGCATACGATTATCATCAGCTAAGCCAAATTCGGTAAATGTATCTTCTGGTTTAATAATAGTATATTTTAATTCACCATTAATTCTTACTGCTATAGGTTGTGCAAATTCACGACCACGCTTATCAATTTCTCCTAATAACGCATTCATTTTCTTTTCTTCGCCGTTTTTAACATCTAAATCGGCAAATTGTTTATCTAGCATTTCCATATATTCATTTTTTTTACGTCTATATGTACGAGCTGCTATATATGCTTCTTTAATAATAGGTTTCAGTTCAGGAATTAATTTACGAGCCATAGAAGATGGTGATTGTAAAAGTTTTCTAAACCATGCGAAGGAAATATCTCCATCACTAGGATTTAATCTTTCAATGATACCTCCACCATTTTTATAAACATCAGCTAACAAAGCCTGTTCTGCTTGGTCAATACGGTCGTTATCTTTTACAGATTTTTCAATATCCAGTGTGTTTTTATATTCATTAAATGGTTGTACTGGGTCAACAACTTTTCTTCTTTCGATTTGACTTCGACTCAAATCTTCAACAGTTTGTTTATCACTTAATGCATTTTGCAAGTGATTTTGAATCTGTTGTTTAGAGAACAAACCAGTGTTACCATAAGATAACATTTCATTAACAAAGCTATTTAAGCTAGATTTACGCACTACATTTGGGTCTAAATTAGGAACTGTGAGTGCGGCAACTAAAAGCTTAATTTCTCTAGCGAGTGGTAAATTAATAAGCTCATTAGGATAATCAAAAGCATCTTGTGATTTAAGCTCTGCTATTCTAGCTACCGTAGCTATATCTTTTGCTGTATATCCTTCATTTTTGATAATTTCGTTAAATCTTGAAATAAGTTGTCTACTTCTTCTTCGTTGGTCATTTCCATTATACGAGGAGCTAATTCCTCTACTTTTATTTTGGAAGACACCTTGAATTTCTTTAGTTTTACCTGTATCAACGATAGAACTAGGTAAAACTCCTTGTGTTGTTTTAAGACTTTCAACGGTATTTTGTAGAGCAGTTTTAATATCTGATTCCGTGTTTCCTCGCTTAGATTCAAATGTTTTAGAGTTTTGAGAAGCTCTGTATATTTCTCCTGCAAGCCCTGTATCATGTTCTAACTCCCTTCTCAAATTATTTAAAGCATCATTTACATACTCAGTCGCTTCATATGTCCCTGCATATTTTGTTGCACTATGCAACAATTCATGTAAGAATGTGTCATTATTAGGATTAATAGCATCTGCACTTAGGTAAATACGCCCAGTACTTGGTTGGTAAAACCCATTAAAATCAAAATCGAATAATTTGGTATTTACCATTCTGTCAACTACATAAATTTCAAGATTTGGATGATTTTTTAAATAATGTAAAACTGAAATATATGTGCGTGGGTCATTATCGACTAAGTTCATAACAGATTGTAAAATAGTTTTCATTTCATTCTCTGTTAATTTGCCAGTACCTTTTGTACGATTAGCAACATTTCGCATAATATTCATTTCAATTTTGCTTGGTTCATGTAGTTTCGTATTGCCATTAGTTAGTAATTTTGTATCACTCTTAATAGACTTTTGAATTTTATCACGTGGCACTATAGTATAAGTACCATCATTAATTATAACATCATAACCGAAGCGAGATGATAAATCTTTATGTTTATTAAGATATGATTTACCATTAGAATCTAGTATATCCGTATCAATAATAATACCATTGTTATGTTTTGCAACTTCTGCTAATGCATGGAATGCATAATCAGCTACATTGCTACCATTATTAAATACAGAGGCTGGTTCATAACTTGCAGTGGTCTTAATAATACCATTATGGACTTTTACGTCTATAATATCATCATCAGTAATAACACCCATATCATATAAGTAACCATCAAGAACTTCTTTAAAATCGTCTTCGTCAATAAATTCTGGAACTTTAATTTCTACATCAAATTCATCATTAAGTTTAATATCCATTTTAATATCTGTAGTATAAATATCACCTTGGTGGTTTGGAATAGATGCATGTAAGACACCATCTTTATACGCACTTAAACGTAAAGCTGTTCGAGTTTCATTTTTGGTTTTATTATCACGTAATTTTTCTTCAGCGAGTTTCAGATTTTTACTAATACGACTTTCCATTACTTCAGCAACGACTTCTTTAGTTTCGCTAAAGATACGTCTCGCTAATGGAGAGCTATCATAATTTAATTGTGGTGCACCATCTGGGAAGAGTTTTTTCCCAGCTACTTTCCCAGCAATACTCTTATATTTAGCAGTATTTCCAATAGATGGATAAATATATACAGCACGGTTAACAATACGACCTAATAAATGGTCCCCTTTTGGATTATCTAGCTCTTCCATTAATTTATCCATGCCAATAGCTTTTACTTTGTTAAGAGCCTTATTCATGGATTGTAATATAATGTAATTGCGTAATTGAGCATATCTGAAGGCAGATGCAATGTCTGGAATATTATAATCTTTATCAAACCACCGCTGAATATTATCATCAAAATGGCTAGAGCTATTAATAAATGAATTTAAGATAACGTGTGGTATACGCACATCTCCACGTTTAATAGCACTCATTAACGCTTTTTTAGTTGGCACTTTATAATCAGGTACGCTTTTAAGAATAGCATTCCACATATCAGCATAAATTGGTTCAGTACGCATTAAATGATTACGTTTAGCAATAATATTATTTAGTATTTTTTGATACTCAGATTTGGACATAAATTTATTATCACGTATACGTTGAATATCATCCTTAATACGGTTTAATATATCTTTATGCTTTTCAAATACTTCTTCTGGTTTTTTGATAGTATCGCTTAAATCAATATCACCAGTATCTTCGTTAGCTTGTTTTTTAAGGTATTCTTTATATGCCTGTTTATCTTTTTTACCTCTATCGGTTTCCATTTCTAAAGCATCAACCATTTTCAAGGCATCCACTTCATTAATTTGACCGATAGATTGGATTTCAGATTTTAAATTAGATAACTTTTCAATGTCACGCATTACAGCATGCTGTTCATCAGTAACCATATTAACAGTACGTGGACCTTTAGGTTTTGTTTTCTTTTTGGGTTTTGGTTGAGCTGGATTTAGTGCTTGTTTTTCAACATATGGAGTTATAATAGGTTCTTTACCTGTTGGGTTATTATGGTCGATAGTTTCTGTATAATCTTTTTTTGTAGGTCTAGCTTCCCATTTTTTATTAGGATTTGGCACAATGACATTATAAGGACCAATTTTACCACCCATAACATCATTATTAGCATGTCTATATTTTAAAGCGTCAGAAGTGAGTGGCATTTTCATACCAGTTTCACGACCAGTATGTGCTAGGTATTGTTGCACTTTTAATAGACCATCACGTGTTACTTTATCACTATTGAGATAGTCTGCAATTTGTTGGTCATCACCTGCAATATTACGGTCAGATATAGCCACTTGTTTGTTATTAACAAATTTTTCTGGCGTGCCATTTGGACGTTCTGCAAGTTGAGCATTTTTACGTCGTGTTTCTTCTGCACTACGTTTAGCTTCATCAATGTTTGCTTGTAACATCCGCTTATCTTGCATAGATAAAATCTTACGAACTTTTTCGAATTGTGGACCTGTAACGTCCATACCATGCTGACCTAACGCAACTAATGTATTATTAATTTGTTTTGCCAAGGCATGTTTGGCAGTTAAATGATTTGGGTCATCTTTAGGAGGAAGTGTATTAATTATATCCTCCATTTTTTGAGCAACATCACGGTTTTCAATATAGCTTTTTACGTTATCAGGTGTACGTTCAGTATTATCCATATGTTTAACATAATTAGTAATACTGTTAAGTTCGTCAGTAGTATAACCGTTCTTTGGTTTGATACCAGCCTTAGCTAAGTAGTTACGCACATTTTTAGATTGCTCATTACGCTTAATATCGGAACTGCGTGCGTCACGATTACGGGACTCAATAGCATTATGGACACGGTAAGCTGCATCACGTGCTTTAAATGGAGAGTCTTTATATTCATTCTCGAAATAAGTTTTATTAGGAGAATTATCGTATCTTTCATCTTGATATGTTTGTCTGCGTGCATTAATTGCATCAAGTTGAGCTTGAAATGCATTTTCTTTTTCTTTAGCATTAATGCGATTTTCGATTTCACGAACAGATATTCTATCAGGGTTTTCACGCTCTAGGTTAGCACGTTCTGCATCTGACAATTCTATACCAAGTCTATCTGCTTTATCGGCAAGAGTTTCTTCTTGTGGTTGAATATCTTGACTAGATTCCTCAGAAGCCTCAGTTGGTCGTGTCATATCTTCATATAGACTACGAGAAAGCATATTGGCTTCTTTATTGCCAAATCCTAAATTAGTGAAGTTTTCAGCGAACATCTTAGGAGATAAATCTTCTACTGCTTTATCACCATGTAAACTAAGGATATTTGCACGTTCATCTTGTACAGCTCTCATCGCTTCAGCATAATCTTCTGGCGGTTTTTTATTTAGAACTTTATTAACAGAATTAGCAAAAGAGCTATCTTCTGTCATTGGAGAATACGAAGCATTAGAAATATCATCAATTTCTGTATTACCAAGAGGTGTATTATCAATAAAACTAGGTTCTTCAGATACTGTATCATTAATTGTATTTACATCGCTAGGCTGAGGCACATTATCATCCATAACATCGTCTACAGATTTTAATCCAGCCATTTCATCAGCTTTATTTAAAGCTTTTTCGCTTAGATGTCTAGCAGTACCACCTATACCACCAGCTACCATAGATACGTTAAATGCATCTCGTGCGGCAGTCCACATATCGTCAGTCCATGTAGATGGGTCTAACATGGATACTTTATCGTAACCTTCTTGACCTTTGATACGTCCTTCAATAGCTTGTTGCCATGCTTCTGTATAACCTTCTAAAGAACTGTTGACAGCATTGCCAAGAATACCTTTAGCAATAAGTTTACCACCATCTTTAGCAAATGCACTAGCTAACATGCTAGCTTTACCAGAGATACCAGCACGGTCAGCAATATAATCTAATGCGGCAGGAGCCCAACCTTGATTTAAAGATTGTTCAAATGCATCTCCTGCTGTATCTGTATCATATCCTGCAAATCTATAATCATTATAAATAGAACCTGCGTTCTGTACGTTTTCTAAACCAGCACCTGTGGCAATTTCAGCACCATATTGTGCAATTTTATTTAATCCTGTTGCAACACTACCAGCTAAGCCTTCTCCAATACCAGTTTTACCAAGGAAACCTGCTACTTTACTAGCACCTAAGGCTTCACCTGCTACACCGCCTGTTCGTATAGCCATAGCAACTTGTGGAATTGTATTGCCTACAAATTGACCACCTTGTGCTGCCCAATAATGAGGATTTCGGATTGCGTCTAACGCAGATAATCCAGCAGTATCAGCAGATGTACTACGATAAGCAGACAGATTAGCCATCCATTGGGCTTCATTTTCTACTTTGTTACGTGCCCATTCAGCTGTATCCCCATCAATATTGGAAAGTCCATAAGCCACAGAACCTAACATATCAGAACCGAGTCTATCAAGACCAGAACTGAAGTTACCCAAGAACTCATCGGCTATACCATCGTAGTGTGCTTTACCCATGTAGTTTGAGCCATATTGTGCCAAGTTATTTTCATATGCGGCTTGAGCATTTGCATTAGCTAATCCGTCTGTCCATCTTGCCATATATTAAACTCCTTTATCCTGTATAAGCTGTTTGTTTTTCAGTACCCCATGCTTTTGTTTTTGCATCTTGGTCATATCTTTGCCATCCTAATACTTTAGATATTGCTTCTTGTCCTTCGACTGTATTACTGTATGGGGCTAATTTATCAATAATACCTTGTGTTGTACTTGCTACTGAGCCTTTCCATCCATCATAAGATGTTTTCGCCCAGTCAGCATCAGATGCTGCTGTAAAATCTGCTTGACCAGCATCTAATATTTTAGCAACATTATTTTGTTGAGCTATCGTTAAATGTGCTTGTCCGTCGGCACCTAAATACGAACCATCAGGTAATTTAGAATCTCCGCCTGATGCACCTTTACGCATGCCAGCAACAGCAATAGCTTGAGCCATTTTTGCGTTTTGCAATTCTTTTTGTTGTTGGAATTGCATATTCATTAATTCTTTCTTTCGAGCGAATGCTGTGTTTTGGTCATCCAATTCTTGTTGACGTTTCATGTTAGCTAATGCCATTTGATTATTATTCATGTAACGGTCAGCCATTGGGTCTAATCGTACACCTAATGCGGCACCTAAACTTGCTAACATTTTACTATTAGAACTATTATGACTATTTGCAATCATTTGAGCTAATTGACCAGCGTTAGTTAATTTTTGTGTGTTATTTGCTGTATTCGCCGCAGATACAGCTTCATTTACCAACGCTTTCATTTGGTCTGTATTATTTTTACTTAACGCTGTACCCATTTCACCAAAGTAAGATGCATTACGTAAACCAGCAATACGACCAGCTTGTGTTGCACGAGCAGCTTCTACTTCTGGGCTAGCTACTTGATAGTTCATTAATGTTTGGATTTTATCCCAATCGAGTTTCTCGTTAGGGTCGTCAAATGCGAAACCCTGTGCATGTGGGTTGTTATTTTGCAATCTCACCATTGATGTTGGTGAATCAGCTTGTGAAAATGCCTGACGAGCCGCATTTGTTCTGCCAGATAAATCTGTATCTGCACTTTTTTCAAAGTTATCATGGAACCATACAGCAGCATCTTCTGGTGTTTGCATTTGGTTGAGTGCATTAATACCTGCTGGACCTAATTCTTTTAGCATGTATTGTATTTGTGCTTCTGGTGTACCAGATGAAATACCTAAAGACTTGGCAAAATCCGCCAAGCCTTGTTGTCTACCTTCATCTGTCCATTGAAATAGTCCATAGCCATTAGTACCATTAACTGGTACTTCATTTGCACTACCACCGCCTTGTATAATGGTAGGGTCCATATTAGACTCCATCATACCATTACCAATAATACCAGCCGCTGCCGCAGGGGTTAATCCATAACCTTGGAGCAATCCCATGTAATCAGACATGAATACCTCCTATTTTAAACCTTGGATTAAGCCACCATATGCCTTCCAGTAATTTGGAAAATCTTGGTAATTGTTATCATGTACACGCAATCCTTGATTTGCTTGACCGTATCCTTGGATATAATCAATCGCACCAGCATTATTGGTTAAAGCATTACCAATTGTATCTGCATTAAGTCCAAAAGCATTTCTATAGCCACGACCAGCTAAATCTGCTTGGATTCCTAATGCTTGTTGTTGCAATCCTTTATTCGTTGCGTATTCAGGGTTTTGATATAAACCTTTTAAATTTGTAAGACCAGATGTAAAACCTTGTTGACGAGATAATTCTTCTTTTTGTGCTTGGTTATTAGCCTCACGTAAAGCACCTCTGTCAAGTCGGTTATTAAACATCATACCTCCGATAAGACCAGCAAGTTTCCCTAATTGGGATTGCCAATCGTCATCATGTGTTTGAATTACTTGCATATATTCCTCCTAGAACGACTCAGCGTAAATGCCCTCTGCTAAGAACATATTGTCATCTGTGTCGAGTACCAATTCATATACTTCTTCTTTATCATCTGTTTCCAGAATAAAGGCAACCTTTTCAAAACCAGTTGCTGTTTCGATTTTGTCCTTTTCAGTAATATCAGATAACGCTTTGCGACCATTTTTAGTTTGGAATACTTCAGTATCAGTTGTCCGTAATTTATGATTTGTAGTAACTACTAAGAATATAGGTTGGATTCCCATATTTCTATTTTCCATAACTGTCGCTTCTCCATGACGTGTTTTAACTTTATCTCCTTCTTGTACTTCAACAATTGGTTTTTCTGTTCCATCTGACATTGTTACTAATACATATCGAGGGAAACAAGCAATTAAAGAACCAGCCATAGATAACGCACCACCTAAGAAGCCTCCGCTAGAGGATTGTGTAGCAAATGTTCTACCATTATTTAATTGTCCTTGTGCTTGTAACGCTTCATTAGTTTGTCTGTTTTGACCTTGTGCCAACGACAATGCGTTTTGTACTGGTGTGAAAGATGCTTGATGTGCTTTATTTGCATATTCAATTGGCGTTGCTGCATACTTCATGCGTTGGTCTAATAATCCTGCCGCAGTTTTAAGGTTATTATCATAATCTTGCGACATTTGAGATGCAAAGTTTTTCTGTAAATCATTAGTAGCTGTATTAAAACGAGAACTATCAACTACACCACGTTGTGCCAAGCTTGCTAAATTTTTACCCATTGTATTCTCATACATACGATTAAAATATGCCTGTTTAGCATTAGCAAATGCATCTGGTAAGATACCTTGACTAAGAGGTGTAAATTCTTTTTTAATTTGGTCCATCTCATTAGTTTGTGCATCATATAATTGTTGCCAATTTGGCGTAACAATATTTTGAATATTACCAGTACCATATTTAACCAACGCATCAATACTTGGTTGAATAGATTCAAGATAGCGACCCTGCATTGCTATCAGTTGTCGTTCTTCTGGTGTGAGTTGTCGTTCATGAACAGTGGTTTTAGACTTTCCCATCTAAACCTCCTTCGTGAAATAGTAATAAGTGCCATTTTCATTAGTACGCTCTTCACACGTACATTTCATCAATCTAGCATAGGCATATGGATTACGAGAGTCTGTATAAGAAGCTATACGTTTTAAACCCAGCTTTTTAGCCATACTGTGTATACCTTTAAACCCCTCAACCAATGGGACACCACACCCAATATCTATTTCTAAGGTATCTCCAATGATACCAAATGTTAAGAAAGAACCATCCTCTCTTAACCAGACCATTGGGTGCATTTCATAGTCCCAGTCATCAAGGTAATGTCTGCCTACACGCCGTTGATATTCATCTATATGTTTTTGTATATTAGCTGTAAGGGCTACCGCCATTTTTCTTGGCTCCTTTCAAGAAGTCATTCTGGTCTCTACCCTTTCTACGCCGTGTTGATTTTCGCTTACTCTTTGTTTCAGAAGAGACCACAGACTCTCTTTCTACTACAATGTCAAACGAAATATATTTAAAGATAATTGGGTCATCAGTTTCAAATCTAAATTTCAATATTGGAGATAAAATTTGAGTCTTAAATTCACCTTGTAATTCTGTAGTTTTCCAGCGATGAATGAGTTGAACATCATTAATATAAATATATCCACGCCCATCATTTTCCTCAGATAATATATCAATATATGTACGATACGCATTAAGATTGTGTGTATCTCTCATTTCTTTAGATTCAATTAATTGATGAATCAAATACCCATTATCATTTTTATATTTAAAATCAAATTCGTAAATAGCACCACTATTATTATCGTTATTCATAGCTACTAATACGTGGTACTGATTTTCACAAATTGATGTTACATTATAAGGGAAAATCCATTTAGTAAAGCCACCAGTCCAATAGTGGTATACGTATACTTCTCTTCCACAATTACCACTCACAACCATTTGTTTAGTACGTCTTAAATCTGATACAAACGGCTTAGAAATATTAAAACGTAATTCAGGATTGATATTATTACCAATATCCATTACATTAAAGTTTGCATACACTTGAGAACTCTTAACTGACTTTAGACCACGTGTGGATACAAATACAATATCTGAATTAACATTCTCGCAAGCGTGACGACTAACGAAGTCAGAATTATTTGCTAATAATGTAATGGACCATTCTTCTGGCTCGTTTTGTACGTCATATACGTATCCATTACTTTTAAATACTAAAATATCAGATGCTAATTCTGCAATACCAACAATGTCGCCACCATCACCATATCCAATATTTACATCTTTACGAGCAGATGCATCATTGCTATTTTCGTGCCAACTATTTACATCGCCTACAGCTGAATAGATTAATAGGTCAGAACCAGTTTGAGCTACCACTACACGAGAAGCTCTAGTAAATACAATATCACAATTTGGACTGGTATCAATCGTCTTTAGTGTTTGATAATTATATTCTTGTAATTTGTCACCACTAGCAATTAATAGAGAGCCCTTCCATTTACAACAAGATGGTCGTTCTGCTATGCCATTTAACTTACCAATCAATGTTGGTGTTTTGCCAAATTCATAGCGATAGATTTCCTTATTTTGTAAGAATACAAAGAAATCATTCATTTCGTAATCATTGTAAACATGAGTAACTGGAGATTGGAACGTAGCTAATGGTTGGCTTAATCCTCTCCGTGTACGAAGTTTACTACCAAACACATCAAATTCCATATTTTCTAATTTCACTACTTCATTATTTTTAATGAATTCTGGAGAACTAGCTAAATTCATGCCACCAGTTAAATCATCTAACTTAACTGTGACTATTTTTTTTGTTTTACCAACTTTCTTAGCCATTTATACCCCCAATCCGTATTGTTCTAATATAGTCTCATATTTAGCGGGCAGTTCGCTTCTGCCAATAATATAGTTTTGTAATAAATTCCAGTCTGTAGCTGATTTATATGCTTCTTTAGCACTATCTGGGACTACAAAGTATGTTTTTCTATCATCGCTACGCTGGTTGTGCTGTCTAATATTATTTGCGTCATACAATGGAGGTGGTGTGGAGTTTGTGATTACTACGTATACTGGCTTAGTTTCTCCTCCATAGTTTTTTGAAACACGTGTACCAATAGCCTTTGGTAAATTACCACCTAAATAAATTAGCTCAACACGTGTCATTGCTAAAAATGAGTCTTCATATAAGTTCTTAATTTTTGGTAATATAACAAATTTAGTCGATTGGTTATAATACAGTCCGTTATATTCCATTTGCTCCAGATTGGGTAAATAGATAGTTTCTGGTGCCTCATTGGAGAATGGGAATAAGCCCCTACATAGTTTTAAGTTGGGTGCTTTTAATGTTTTACATTTACCATTTTCTAATAAACGGGCACGCATAGTCACCAGATTTGGCATATCAACTGTGTCAACAGATGCACTATTTGCTAAATTTATCCAAGGTAATTCGGTACCATTATACCTTAATGTTTTAATAGATGCTCTTGTCAGATAATTATCTGGGATATTACCATTATCTGGCAGAGTAATATCCACTGCTAATTCAAAATTAAGATATTTTTTAATAATCTCATCAGGATTACCTAGAGCAGCATTATCTAACTTAGCATTTAGTGTATTTACAAGACTGGTGTTCCCTACTTCGTCAGGACTAGAGCCATGTTGTATTAATGTGCGTTTTACTTGGTCAATTAAATTATTGAGTGATTTATTTTCTAATCTAATACTCTTTATGTTATCTGAAATATCACCAAGTGTACGTTTAATATCGTCGATAATCATTTTTGTAGCTCCTGTCGTATACTATTTAAGCCATCTAAAATCGGTCTAAGAGATGTCTCTAGGTTAAGATTAATTTGATTTTGAATGGTAGATACATCAACAGCAGGACCAGTATCTCCTTTAGGTCCTCTCTCCCCTTGAATACCTGCTACACCCTGTGGTCCTCGCTCGCCAGCAGGACCAGTATCTCCTTTAGGTCCAATATCACCTTTTAAGCCTTCCACACCTTGTAGTCCCTGTGGACCTATTGGACCAATAGGACCTTGCAAACCTCTGTCACCTTGCTGACCTTTATCACCCTTGGGTCCTTGTATATTACCCAAGTTTTTAACCTTTGTATCACTACCAGTTGTAATGGATACAGATAAATTACCATTTACAAGTTGAAATTCAATTTGAGGTGTTAGACCTTGTTCGCCTTGAGGACCTTTAGGACCTGTCGGACCAATACTTCCATCAGCACCTCTTAATCCTTGTGGACCTTGAGGACCAGTTTCACCACGCAACCCTTGCGGACCTTGCAAGCCATCTTTACCGTCAGCACCTTTTGAACCTGTATCACCTTTAGGTCCTCGTTCGCCTGTTAGTCCCTGTTCTCCTTTGGGACCTTGTAATCCTGTATCACCCTTAGGTCCTTTAATATTGCCTAAATTTGCAACAGTAGTATTATCACCTGTAGTAATATTGACACTAAGATTCCCACTATTATCAAGGTTAAAGGAGAGGTTAGGCGTATCACCTTTCTCCCCCTTTTCGCCTTTGTCACCTTTAATTCCAGTAGACACGATTGCTTTGCTCTTAGGTGCCGTAATAATATTAGACTGTATCCGATGTAATTGTTTAATTTCCATTATTCAGCACCCTCCCGTTGTCTATATGAACCTTGTTCAGAATTATATTTAGAGTTAATAATTTTATTCGCAATTTGTGTGGCAGGACCGCCGCCTGTTGCCATAGCCGCTAGTGTTTCAAAATGTCCCCACGTCATATCAAAATACACTAGAAAGATTGTAACGAATACAAATAATAATACGAAAATTAATGCTATCGTTCTGGTGAGACTTAAACCACCATTTTCATACAATAGCATTTGTATTACATGTTTCATGGTCGAATAAACTCCCTTACAAATTTTAAAAATTCAATGAGTTTTGGGTACCAGAAAAAAGCACTTGCATCAACTTGGTTAAGTTTTTCAATAATAGAACAGACTTCTGATATAAATGGGATGACCATAAATAGGATAGATAATATATAGTCTACTCTCCATCCATAAATAGTAATATCTGGTAACGACCACGACGCTGCCGCAAGTGTGAAAAAGATTGGATATGTGAGAGCCACTTTATTAAAGAGGGACATTCTAAATCTTTTACTAATTAAAAACCGTTTTCGTTTACCGTTCGGTAGTACAACTGAACCCCATCCAAACCATAATGCTGTTAGCATATACCATGCCGTACAAGGCTTACCTCTAGCTTTATTAAACTCAATGAGCTCAATAATAAATCTCAATAAAATATCTACAAATAATAAAAAACTTGTCGCTAAAATTGTTATCATTATATCGTCTACCGCATTAAGCGGAGTATTGTTATATAAGAGACCATATACAAATTGCCCTGTACTTGGGTCGTTATACTGGACTGGAGGTAATAACTGTGCAACCATTAAATACCTTCCTCCCATGTAACACTTGGACTTACAAATACATAGCCATTAGCGATACGTGTAATATAGCTATTTTTATCTTTCATAATGATGTCATATGTATATTGTGTTAGTTCAGAAAAATTTTCCCCATCAATATTAATTTTAGAACCATCTGCATTCAAAAAATGAATTTCAATAATGCCTTTAGATGCATCAATAATTTTTGTTTTACCTTCAAATATAGTATTACTAGATGTAGCTGATTCTTTAACTTTACATTTGAAGAGACAACCAGTAATATCTACTGGTTGCCCATCTTCGCCTGTAATATTGACTTGGAAAAATGTATCATCACCCTTATTGATATTAATATCCATTTGAGGTGTAATAAATTTTCCTTTTGCCATATATTACTCCTTATATATTAACCCAAGTTTTAGAATTAAAGTTGAATTTCTTAGTTTTGTCGGAATTGTATACTGTCAACCAAGGAACAATACCATTTGCGAGTGCTTCTACATCACTAGCTTCACTAAGAACAAAGTCACAACCACCTTGAGGCAAGTTAAATTTATCCCATTTCATTTCTTTAGTTAATGCTAATTTAGGGGCATTAACATGCTCTAAGCTAGATAAATTAAGG